ATTCAGTTGCGTCTTCTCTTGCTCTTCTATCTTGTAGTTTGTCAAGGCCAAGTGTTTCTTTCATAGTTTTACCTATGTCACTAATACCTCTTAAAGTTTTAACTTGTATGTCTCTGATTTGCTCAAGTATCTGCATTGAGCTATCAGTAGATTCAGCAAGAAGAGTAGTGCTAGAGGCAGCTACTAATGCTGTACCTACAACTTTTTGTTGTTCTTCTACTATTGATAGAGCAGTTCCTAATTTTTGGTCTTCGTCAGCCACTATTTCTTACTCTTACTTGTTCCTGTGTATAGACCAAACCAGGCAGCGCCAGCACCAACAACGATACTGATTAACCCACTCTGTTCCATAGTCGGAGCACCTAAATTCATATACCATATTACGCATTTATACAATAATACAATATAAACTGTTAAAAATAATCTTGGAAATATTCTCCAAGCGTCAACGGCTCTTGCCATATGTATCAATTTTGCATATGGATTTACGCCAAGGTCTTTGATAGAAGTATCTACTTCTAAATCTACAACCACTTTTTGTTTTGGTGTAGCGACTTTTACATCTTTAATAACTTCTTCAGCCATTACTTCCTCTCTCGTTCTCTTTTTTCTTTTTCTTCCTTAATATATGCAATCAACAAGTTTACATATATCTCCCTTTCCCACGGTATCATATCATTTAATTCAGTTAATGAATATTTATGATGTTGCATTAAAGCAAAATTCACCTGATAATGATTTTCAAGCGTGTCATGTGATAGGGCTATCCGAAAAAATCGGAAAGACCTGATAATGTAATCTTACTTTTCACCTTCGTTTTAGGGTTTTCAACTTCAACTTCATGCATTAATTTAGGCATAGTCTCATAAAATTTTTGTATCTTTTTAAAAGACGCACTAGATATACTTTCAATAAACTTATCAAGTTCTTCTTTAGTATAATCTTTTGCTTGGTGTATCGTCTCGCCTTCAATAATTTGATAGATACCATCACTAATTACACTAAACAATGCTTTAGTGTCTTGTTTACTATAGTCTTTTGTTGGGTCAACTGAAGCTAATGTAGGGTATTTCATCAATACACTAATTTTTTTATCTTCATCAACCACAATTGTGTTTCGGTGTTCATCATCAACATGAACATCAACAGTAGATAAATCCACCTCAACATCTGCGTAAGTTTTCTTGTCATCTGGACACAAGATTTTTAGATTTGCAATCTCACCTACAGATTTAGACCTGATTTTTAAAAATACATATTCTAAATCAAAAGTAGGAAGTTCATCTACATTTAATTGTCCAAATGTACATACACTTACTATATTTTTTAACGCATTAACAATTTGTTTTTGTTCTTGCGATTCCATTGCTTGTAATAAGATTTTCTCTTCTTTTACAATAAATGGTCTATACTTTACCGTGACTTCACTTGATGGTAATGTCAATTCAAAAGTATTTGTTTCCAATACTGGCAATGCCATAATATTATCTCCTTGTTATTAACCAAAAGGTGGAAATAATCTTCCACCTGTAACTCTACCAATCGGTAGACTTCTTTTAGTTGCTTGTAGTACATCTCTGCCTGCTCTTCTAAATTCAGGAGGCAATTTACTTAATATACCACCAAACAATCCAAAATCTTTACTTGCTTTTATTGTCGGCTTATCGCCGCTTGCTTGACCTATTGTTGCACCGTTAACTTGGTCTATTGTCAAATTTGCCCATGTTCTAAAGTTAAGTGTAACTGGCACCTCTACGACAGTATTATTACTACCATAAGCATAGTCTATCGGACTAATAGTTTGAGGATAAACTTCAAACAATCTTACTGCGTAAGTAACTCTAGCGTCATCATCACCTTTTGCGTCAAACTGACCTAATTGAAATATATCAATTGAACCAACATAATCATCATAATATCTCATGTCGTGGGTCTCTGTGCTAAAAATTTGTTTCTGCCAATTTTCCCAAAACATTCTTTGTCTTAAAAACTTATCACCAAAAAATGTCATCTCTATTTCACCACTATAAGAATATGCATAAGGCATTTCTCTTTTAGGTCCATAATGTCTAACTGATTGTGTATTTACATCTCTACTTGGCATGGTAACTTTGTTACACATCATTTGCATATTTTCTCTCATTGTGTTACCAGTTAATTCGTTAGCATTTGAGTTTCTATGTTCTAATCTTTCTCTTTGCATAGGTGGCCCACCTGGCTCAAGAGTTAGTTTTTGAGGTGGATTAATTATGACATAAAACCTATTTGGTCTTGCCAAACCCTCACCTTGATTTATCTGTGCCTCAAATCTTTGTAGTACACCAGAACCACCAGGTTTTCTTTGTAATCTAGGGTCGCCTGCAATATCAGCCAATGATTTATCTCTTGGTAAACCAAGTCTAATATCAAAGTTACCTATTCTACGACCACCTCTTAAAATTGCCATTACAGTATTTTTCCTTTATTAGGTCCTTTTTTAATTCTATATCTTTGTGTACCTGTAGCACCAATCTCAACTTCTTGTCTTAAAGATTTAGATAGTTCTAATTCTTTTTTATGTTTGTTAATTTTGTTAGTATGTTCCACTAGTTGTTTTGTTCTATCTCTGTCCATTAAAAATTCTTTCTAGCTGCCGAAAATACACCACCAATTGTTTTGCCTGTAAACTGAGCAACTGGTAGATAGGCTGCTAATGCCATCTCGTTCACATCTACTCTCAAAAAGTTTGACCTTACTTGTGAATATAGATATCTCTTAATCGCCACTTTGGTATATTTATTACCTTTTATTGAGTTGTATGAAGCTATTATTTTAGTTGATTGGTCAAACTTACTGTTTGTTGCGTAACCTTGTAATTGTTGTAAAAATGCAAATCTAGCACCATAAGGCAGATAATGAAAATTTAAACCTATAAAACCACCTTTCATAGGCTCTAATGGCAATACTAATGGGAAAGTATCGTAATATGGTAGTCTGTTTTTTGTTTTGGGGTCATAGTAAAACATGGCCATACGACCTGCACTAGGTCTGCCTAGTTGTTTGCCTGATTGCATTAATGCACCAGCACTACTTCTATCTGCAATTAATGATACAGCATTTCTGTACCAACTCGCACTTTTAAGTTTGTTACCTTGTAAATCTTTTAGTGGTTCAAATATATCTATTGCCATACCACTATTTATAAGAAAACCCCTAGCGATTTCTCGCTAGGGGTCAATGCTTTCAGTAATAGAGAGAAAGGATTAATCTTCGTCTGCTAATTTACTAAAGTAATCAAGGGTATCATCCTCGTCACTAGCAGGCTTAGATTCGCTTACCTTTGGCATTTCCACGGAAGTTGTAGTCTGTGGTGGGAGGTCTACAGAATCTACTGTCGCCGTGCTTTGCGTTCCCGTAATAACCCTATTCAGTTTCTCTTTGAGTTCATCATAGGTCTTAAAATTACTAGGGTCAACAAATGGTTTTAGAGGGTGTTGTTTTTCCCAAATAGCTTTGATATCGTCATCTGACTCTTTCAATGCTGACACACCTTCAAATTCGGATTTGTCATAGTTCCAATAACCATCAACTTTTCTAATTTTCAGTTTAAAGTTTGCACCTTTCCAAAAATCAAATGGGTTGATTGCTTGTTCATCTTCAAACGCTGGTTGCATGGCTTCGGTAATCTTATCAAAGATTTTCTTACCAAACTTGTACAGTTTTACCTGTCCTTCGTTTTCAGGATGTTTAGGGTCTGAAACAATAAAGATATTTGCATAGTAAGATAATTTTCTTTTTCTCTTTCTAGCAATTTCTTTATCACTATCAACACCAGTATTCCACAATCTAGTATTTTCTTCACTAACAGGATCCTTTTGATTAAGGGTTGTTAATGAGTTCTCAATAAACCAACCACCTTTGTCTTGAAAGGCATGTGTCCAAACTCTCTGCCATGGCATTTCTTCGCCATTAGAAGCAGGTAAAAATCTAATAACAGCATAACCGTTACCAGTTTTATCTAGTTCAGGTTTCCACAACCTGTCGTCCTGATACTTATTGTTTGATTGTTGTTTCTCTGGTGTCATTTTAGTTTCCAGAGCCTTCGTGATTGCGTCAAAGTTACTTGACGACTTTTTTAGACTTTCAAAATCCATAATTTTCTCCTTTGTATTTTATGTGTTCGTTGTCTTCGTGTGACCTGTATTATCGGCCTCATTATTATTTATAACAGTTATAGTCTCTGCCGTTAAATAATTCATTACATTTCCAGGTGTTGAAACCTCATATGGGTCGTCATCATCTGAAAAATTATTAAAACCAGGTTCTTCAAACATCTTCTCAACTTCGCCATCATTTATAATAGCTGCATATCTCCAAGACCTTTGACCAAATCCTTGTGCTGGTTTATTTACTAACATTCCCATGTTTCTAGTAAATGTACCACAACCATCTGGTATCATTTTCACCTGTGTTATTCCTAAATCTCTTGCCCAAGCATTCATTACAAAAGCGTCATTTACTGATATACAATATACATCATCTATTCCCTTTTCTTTGAAGTCTAGGAACATATTATCGTAAGTTGGCAATTGTTGACCTGAACATGTTGGTGTAAATGCACCAGGCAAACTGAATAATAAAATTCTTTTACCTGCAAATAGTTCATCTGTAGTTTTATCTACCCATGAACCACCTATAAATGAACAGCCACCTATTTCATCTGTGTCGCCAATTCTAAATTTAAATGTATGTTGCTTCATATAATCCTCTATTAGTTAAAAAAATATGCGTCTGTCGTGGGATTGTTGGATTACCCACAATTTTCCAGGAAGTGTCCAATCTGATAAGAGATAGGTCCCTACTTGAAACTAAACAAGGTGTCTTCAGCCATTCGGCCATAACCCTCCTTGCCCATGCCTTTAGTCCACTTAAACTATGTTCAGCCAGACAGATAAAATTACTTGCAAATAAGATTACTTTACGCATATTGTTTACTAATATACACCATTTAAGCTAAATTGTCAAGCGTGGAATAGTCGGCATATACTATATTTTTTCGCTCTTTCCACTCTTCTATAGGACCGTTTACTTTATCACGGCCGTCATTAAATCTGTTAATTTTGATGAAATCTATATTGGGGTTCCAGTCTGCTAGAGTATACCATTGTCTAATCCAGTTGATGGCAGGCGTAGGACCGTTCTCCTTTGAGACATAATGTTTGGTACTCTTAAATAGATTGTTTACCTTGTCGTCTGTACTGTATAAGTCGTGTCCTATGAGATATACTTGGTCTGGTTTCTCTCTCTCAATAGCTACATAACCTGCACTTGCACCACAAGCCCAACCATGGTCTTTTGGTTTCATAATATCGGACAATGATGTTGACTTATCATTCTCTGTAATCCATGATACTTTGATTGTAGAGTTTTGAATTTGTTTTTTAAACTTCTCACCATTTCTTTTTACCATGTCAACAATACCACTTAATGATGACCCATGCATTACATATTCTTTAGCATTGCCTCTTTCATTACTTACTAATACATCTTTTAAATGTTTCTCTGCCTCTATCTTATCCATACCACCTAGTATCATTTGTTCGTATGTCATGGCAGGCACTTTAGTCCAATCTCTTAAATAAGTTGGAATAATATCTGCTACACCAGCATGATATATCTCATGCATAATACCATGGTCAACAGCAGTAATAACATCTGGCATAAACTCTCTGTAGATTGCATTACATCCATAGATAGTACCATGTTGTCGTAGATTTGCTAAATCAAATCCTTTTCTACTTTCACCATTACCAATTATAAAAACTCTTTTCAAATCCACCCCATTGCTACAAACCAA